CTTTAATTGTGGTCTCATCTTCATTCATGATACACAACTGTCCACCCCAGTGTGCTTTCCAATCAGGGTTAAAGTAAAAGATATACGCACACCAACGTGCAGGATCATGATGTGGGTTAAGCCAGTTGTCGTAGCCATAATAACTGTAACTGGGCTGTTTGGTTTCCATATTTGTAAAACCTGTTATCTCACTAACAATATCATGAAAAGTAGGTGCAGGTTTACTTAAACTATAATCTTCGCACACCACCCGAGTAAACTCTGTGCTTAGTGGATACTTTAGCGGAAAAACCATATCTTGTTCTGTGTGAATCCATTTTGCTCTGTGCCAATAGCCAAACTTTTTGCTGGCTTCTTGTCGATATTCTTCTCTCAGTGCATCATGGTCAATTGTAGACATTTTTTGTTGTGATATTTTTTGATGACTGTGTCCCACACAACCCCAATAGCCATAATCTAGTGTGCGCACACTTTTATACAGTTCATTGATGTAACGTTCTTCTAGTATGTTATCTACATGACAATAACGATGTTCTGCGAACTGTGCTTTTGCATGTTGTACGTTTGTAGTATTAAACATCAGTCCCAACGATAAAAGATATGGTCATCAATCTTAGTGACCAGTGTTATTGTTTTGTTCCAGGCTGGGTCAACATAGTCTGCATGATAGTGTGTTGCACCTTCAACTAGTCCACCGTACTTATTAAACACCATAACATTAAATGCTATGTCTTGAGCAGTACGCCATGCATGATTGTTTTCTTTAGATACTATCTCGTCTGCTTTGCCATCGCAATACCAACTAAACTGACATCTATCACGACGTGGATAGTATATACGTTCTGCATCAGGTAGGTCTTCCTGCTGACGTGTTTTCCAACTTTCTACAACAGGGCCTTCTTGTATTACTTCGCAAACTGTGTTTGGATAACGTGTGTCCTGCACCCGATTCATAACTACTCTAGCAACTGCAATTTGTCCTGCTTTGCTTTGATTGTTTGCTTCAAAGTAAATGTTTCTCGACATACACTCAAGTTCATCTGGGTGTACTTTAGTGCCCCCATCGTAAGGAGGCTTAAAGTTTGCATCTTCCTGTGCAATTGCTGCTTCAATAAAACTAACGTCAATTCCGCGGTCTTGTGCAAGAAATGCAACTGCCATACTAACAAACACTGCTGTCGTTATAACGCCAACAAACTCAAAGAATCGAAACATCTGCATCTCCAATAGTTGTTTAACTATTACAGTATACACTAGTCAGACATCCTGTCAACCGTTTTGTTTGCCAACTTCTCTATCGTAATCCTGTTGTGAAACAACACCTTCACGCAATAGTTTGGCTCGATTTACTAAATGTTTGGCAGTGATTTCTTCTTTGCTACCACCAAAATATGGCACGGCATGTCCTTCTTCGATGAGGATTTGTGTTACAGTGCGTCCATCTGCTACTCGAAAATCTCCAAGTATTCTTCCGAACTTGCCCTTCATGTCCTCACCTTTGCGGTCTTCTGTAGTGATTAGTTTTCCGCCATCTTTCATGAGGTCTTTAAGACGTGCTTTGGCTGCTTCGCCAAACAAGTCTTCTACTTTGTCTCTTGTGCGTGACTCTGGTGTGTCAATGCCCACGATACGAACACGTTCGTCTTTTAAACAAACTCCAAATCCTAGGTCAATATCCACATCTACTGTATCACCGTCTACCACTTTGATAACGGTTACGTCATATTCATTTTGTTGCATGTGGTTCTCTCCTCCGACTGCAATTTATCTTTTTGCGCTACCCCAAACTTCTGTACTAGGAACACGAATAAATCTTTCCCGTGTATTACCGCCATCTGGATTTGGTATTGTCAACATAACACGTCTAAATGCTTTGTGTGCTGCCATCTTGTTTGCACCTTCAGCAACGCTTCCGCGATATTCTAAACGCTGTGCTTTACTAATACGGGCACCCATGCGATTTGGATTTTGGTGTGTTGTGCCTTTTGAAGTTTGATTTGCTCTTGATTTTTTCTTACCCATAATTGAATACTCCTCTTTTGATATATTTATATAAAAAAAAGCACCAATAATGGTGCCTAGTTTAATGGGTATTTATTCGTTGGTCTTTCTCTCCTAGTGTCATGATCACTAAATGCTGAAGATGGAAATTTGGTCCTGTCCCTATGCAAGTATTTATTTGGAAAAGTTGGCACTTCTGTTTCTAGGCAGTACCCGCCCACGCATACCTATACTAGGCTGCTAGTGCCATTTCTGGCTGATGATTATCATTTGCGATTATCATTGTTCTTGCGTTAACCGAGCTTGCGCCGGACAACTCCACTTACCTATTAACTACCTGTCGATCCTATTTCGCCCCCATCATAATAAGTCTCGCATGCCGTATTGAATAATTATTGATGCAAATATATTCTACACACCTTTTTCTGAATTCCCAAAGTATCACTTCGTCCATTATTATTCTCCAAGACTTATTATGGTGGAGGCGCCGGGTACCGCCCCCGGGTCCAGTCTAGCGTTGAGTTTGCTTCAACATTGTACAGTATTTATAACACGGTTTTACAGTGTTGTCAACTATTAATTACGACCCATGTGCTTGCAGCCAGTGTCCTTACTTAGCCAATCCATGAATTTGTATACTTGCTTACGCAGCCTTACTAACATCTTCTAGTTGTCCTTGTAGTGGATTTGCAGGATCAACATCTAAATACTTTCCCCATTCACTATAGTAGTGTCGCATACCAACTTCATCGTGTATGGTTGAATTCTCATGTCTGCCGTGCAGTATATTTCTAGATTCTGTGCCTTCACGCATTGTAGTGCCTTGTCCTGCAACACCAATAAGGTCTTCATGCAAGTTTCTGCCAAAAGGTCCCCATATGCTGTTGTGATGCTTTATGCGTGTTTGTCTTTCTTCTGCTGTGTCTTTGCGTAGTCCGTAACCTCTAAACTCAATAAGCACACGGTTTGGCCCAAGTGGTGTTACTGAGTCACTACGATATGCACTCCCGCGGAGGTTAAAGTTGAACCCTGGAAAGAGGTCAACCATGTACCACTGATTGGGCGGAAGGTTAGGGAAACTTAGTTCCCCGCGATCTTCAAATCCGTCATACTCCTCATAGTTGACTGTAAACGAACTGACGTTAACGTGTCCGTTATCAAAGGGTATGTTCTTCCTTGCAAAGTATTCATCATTGAATCCACTCACTCTATTAAAGTAGTGCATAAAGTCGTGATAGAATTCACTGTTTGTGTCATGCCACAGTTTGTAGTTTGTGTCTATGATTGCTTTGTGGTAATGAAAAACTTCCATTTCTTCTGTGTCAATAGCATCAGCAATACAATCAAATGCACCTGCTGTCCATTCGTCTACACTACAATCCGGATACTCATTTAGTGTAACCCATACCATACCGCCATGATAAACTTCACAGTGTAGTTCTTTGCCAGTGGCTTCGTTGCTGATCATGTTGCCTGCTACGCTGTGTATGTTATCTGCAAAATATGCTTTTACACCATTGCCTGTGTTCCAAGCAACCACACGTTGTCCTGCAATCTGACTTGTTCGAAAGTCACCTGTGTTGTACATCTCACTGATGTGACACATGGGCACCCAGACTTTACTAAAGATGTGTTCTTGTTCCTGTGTATATAGATAATGACTGTTGTAAGCATCACTGCTGATGTGTTCTACTTTAGGTGTTGCTGTCCAATTTTTATGATTGCGAGGTGGCATCTAGATCTCCTTGTATATAAATATTTACATATTAACAACCATTTGGTCAATGTTTTATTATCTATTAGGATATAGCGTGTGTCTATTAAACAAAAAATAAAAAAGTGGTTTACAATAGATCATGTAGTAGATTTAACTGTAGATTTATTGCTTATGGTATGGGATGTGATCACAAATCCTGTGCTTATTGTAGTGCGTATAATCAGACACTTTATAGGCGAATGGTTAACAGATCGTATAAAAGGATTTTTCCGTTGGATAGCACACTGGTTTGAACGTAAGCGTGAGTATAGGTTAGAACATGGACATGGAATATTGCGCACCTATTGGCTGCAGATAATACTAAGTCCTTTTGTTGCTATAGTTTTATGGTTAGGCAGTATGCTGATATATGGAATGACACTGGGCTATGATGAACTAAAACAAGAAAAGCCAAATAGCGGAATTGTTAAGCTACTAGAAGATTAAAAATCTACTTCAATTCCATTCACTGTGTATGTATTGCCGTTAAAGCCTTGATCCATTTTTTCAAGTTCAGTCATGTTTTCACTGTCAACACGCTTGTATGGATTCTTACGCATTTGTTCCATACGCCGTTCGTGTGTTTGTTTGTCTCTGCGAGCTTGTAG